AGAACCTGCAACGTCTGAACCATTCTTTTTAAACCATATATCTACGTCTTGTATTTGTGAATCATCATTAGCAAACTGAATACTAAACTGAACATTATAAAGACCAGAATAGTCTACTTTTATTTTGTATCCGTCTACAATACTTGTGCCTAAAGAATAGTCTGTAGTATCAAGACTAATGTTTGCTGTAGCTGTTATAGTCGCTATACTTTGGTCTGTTGTATCTTGAAATGCACCGTATGGGAAGTATGTACTAGCTGACGTTTGTGTTTTAGGTTCTAGCCCAATATAAGAGTTATAACCTATACGTTCATCATAGATAGTGGTAGATGAAGCGCCTGAAGCTGCTAATGTGACATCACCTGTATTGTTAGACTTACCTTCTACAAGGTTGTTCACAATTTCAGCTACACTTCTAGCATCACCACCTGTCCAAGGTAGTTTACGGTACATATCACGAGCCATTATCTCGTTCCTTGTTCAGAGTAATCTATATCCATACCAATTGCAGATGACCAGTTAGCACCTGTAGGTGTTAAAGCTATTCTATGATAACGACCTGCACTTCTTACAGAGCATCTATCTTCTTGGCTTGCTGATACAGATGAACCATAAGTAATAGTGTCATCCAACATTCTACGACTTGCTACTTGCACGTTTGCAGAACCATTATCTACAGAAGGTCTAACAAGAGTAACGACTGAGTTATAACCGTATTCTAGGTCATTAGTAATGATAGAACCTGTAGCGTTAGTTCCTGTGAATGTAATAATTCTAGTATCACGAACACCACCGAATAAGAACTTACCGCCTTTATACAGTCTATCGTCTAGTGTTGTTACAAGGGTATCAGATGTTTTTAAGGCTGCTGCTGATGCTGTCATATCTATTGCAACACCATCTCCTGAACCTACACCTGTAGCTGTAAATAATACGCCTACTGTGTTAGCAACTGCACCAATAGCTGTAAAGTCTGTTGAGCCTACTGTTCTAATAGTATATGGTTGACCAATTACAAAAGAACCTGCTGTTACATTGTAAGCAGAGTCAAGACCATCTAATGTTATACCTGAAGTAGCTAATGTAGATAAATAGTCTACATCTGTATCAGCTTCACACCATTTTTGTGTTTCAAAGTTATAGATAAGTAGTGAACGACCACCGGATACGTTGCCATAATTCCAAATAACTAAATTACGTTCAGGGTCTACTGCTGCTGATATAGAGTCAATGTCACCAATGTTAGCGTTAGTAAAAAAGTATCTATCTACCTTTTCAGAACCTATACCTGTAAGTGTTTGACCGTTGGTTGCATAAAATCCGTCATCTGATAAGAAGTAAGCTGTGCCAGAGTATTGTGCTATAGAGTTACCTTCTATACATCCTACGTTACGAGAGATGGTGTCAAATTGAAATATAAGTGGTGTGCCTATATATGACATTCTAACAATGGCTTTTTCTAGGAATACAATACCAAACTCACCCCCTACGATACCGGTAATATCACCGCCATCTGGGAGTAACTGGAAGTCACTTTGAGAAGTCGCTGTTGTAGTCCAAGTGGTTGCGTCATTGATACCCGACCATTGCACTTTGTTAGGAGTAGTACCTGCACCAATATTAGCTGCAACTACAAAGTCACGAACTGCTGTAATGTATTTAGCAATAGGTGCATCTGAGCTTGCATCTGCAAAAGCTGTAGAGCTGTTTACATCATACGCTTGTATCTTTTCAGAGCCATTAGAGGCAAGTGCAAGACTACCAAACTGTAAGAATTGCCATCTATTAATACCTGTATATCCACCTGCTTTAGACTCATCTACTAGAGATAAGTCAGTATTGTCTACTTTAAATAGTTTAGTAGTACCACCAGCAAAGATAAAGACGTCATTGTCTAGTTTAGCAGCAAAGCAATTATTCAAGTCTTCTGAAGCTGCACCTGAAAATGTTACTGCTGACTTAAATGGACCATATCCTACAGCTAAAGGAATAACGTTATTAGCTTCTGATACTGTATCTAATATACTAGGTTGGTCAGGTAACCAGTCTTTAAAAGCTATGCGTTGTGTAGGCATTATGCAGATTTCACTACTTGATTAATGATTAACTCAACTGATTGACTGCCAGATGCTCTAAAAAATTCTAATGTTCCACCAATAGCTGCTGAAGGAACAGCTACACTCCAAGCACTTCGTGATGACATACCAGAACCACCATCACCACCATTGTTTTCATTACCACCTGTTAGTGTATATGTAAATAATGTACTTCCACCACTATCTTTAATTCTTACACCTAAAGATGAGCCTGCATTACCACCCATGGGGTGATAAGCCGTACCTAATACCATAAGTGTATTAGCAGCAATAGAGTAAGATGTTGTTCCTGATGTTATTGAACTAGATGATGCAACAGTACTTACAACCCATGGTGTTGTTGGAGCTGAACTTTGCCATGTTGTTCCGTTAGATTTAAGAACATTTCCTGATGTGCTAGGAGCTACAGTCTGCAATGCACTTGTGCCATTACCTAGTAATACAGCATTTGCTGCCAAAGTAGAAACACCTGTACCGCCATCTGCAACAGTTAAATCTGTAATTCCTGTAATAGTTCCACCTGTAATTGCAACTGCTGTAGCATTTTGTGATGCCATTGTGCCTAATGTACCTACTTTTGTAGTTACAAAAGCTGTAGTAGCAACTTTAGTAGAGTTATCAGAAGATGATTGTGTAGGAGCAGTAACATTACCAGTAAGAGTAGATGTACCAGTAACAGATAAATTACCACCTACTACAAAACTATCTCCACTTGCACCAGTTTGTTGGTCTTTAAGTTGCGACATTAAACTACGAACAGCATTGTTTAAGTTAGCTGGTGAACAACCTTCTGCAATATTAATATTACTAATATCTGTATTATCAGCAGGTGTTGCTGAGTATTCTGAAATTTTGGTTTTTGCCATGTTTTATCCTTTAATTACTACTTTCTAATTATCCTACTACTTCGTTCCATGTATTTTCTTCTACTACTGTATCTGTCCAAACATTAGGGTTATATACAATACTGACACTACCGTTACCTGATAATGTAGCAGAACCATTGACAGATGTTAGAAAAGTCCATCCTGTATTATTACCTGCATCTGTAGAATCAATTGCAAAGAATGTACTTGCTGGTGTTGCATTACTATCTTGCACACTTACATAATTAATATTAATCATAATTTATGATAATGTAACGGTTAAATTACCAATAGGAATTACAAAAATTTCATTTATATCTATAGTGGTAGCTGTATCTAATGCTCCGTAATATAATAAATTACCACTTGTAGCAGCATCATATAAACCTACCCAACCTATTGTTCCCCAATTAGTTGTAGCTTGGTCATAAGAAATAGCTGATACGTTAGAAGAACTACCACTTGATGCAGCACCAAATGAAACAGCTTGTCTTGTATAAGACGGAGCTGATACTTCAGTACCTGCATTACTATCTGTTGGGTTAGATGTAAATAAACCTAAATAAACACTAGCAGGAGATGTATAAGTAGTATTAGTTAATGTTGCATTTAAAAGTGCATTTTCTAAATAATTTGAAATAGCTGACATAATATTCCTTATCTTGGTGTGACACTTAATGTAGTATATGGATAAGTGCTACCCAAATCACTCTTTTTAATATTTACAATGGCTCTATCATATAAAGCAGACCATGTTGCAATTCTAGCGTCATTCATTAAAAATGGTTCTGCTTCTGCTAATGTTGCATAAAGTAAAGCGTCTGGATAATTAGCTAGATATAAGTTACTAGGAGTTGTGCTAGATATAAATGTAGGTTGAGCGTAATATAAAATTTGAACTGTGTAGCTTGTATCAGGACCTGGAGCAAACTTAAACTCTGTGCCTAACATTGTGAAATAGTGAGGTCTTCCTGATAATGTGGTTTGACCATCTCTAAAGAATAAGTCAGGCGACTGAAACTCTAACAATACAGGTGGGTTACCTAGCATGTGTATTTCTCTAACTTCTAAAAAGTCATTAGGGAATGATACTGTGCTATCTGTAGTGTCAGTAGTAGCTACTTTTAGCATTCTTTCTGTTCGCAAATCACGAGTCATTCTTAATTGTGCCATCTGAATGAAGTCAGGTATCTGTGATGATAAGTCTGTTCGTGCTAAGTAGTTTTCTACTGTTGTAACGAATGCACTATAGTTAGTTAATGCCATCTAATTGTCCTTTTAGTCTATCCCAGCATTTGTCCATCTCATCTTTATGCCATTCACTAGCAGCTAATGAGCTTAACCATGCTGTTCTGTCAAAATATGTTAAGTTTTCTATGTCTTTAATGTTATTG